CATTGCTGCCGGATCTGGCGAGAAGATGCGCAAGGTAGGCAGCAAGGGCGCGCCTACCGCGAAGGCGTTTAAGAAGTCAGCGAAAACCGCGAAGAAGAAAACCGCGTAATGCCCCGCACGAAGGCAGAGAAAATCGCATCCGCGAAGAAGCGCCACGGATTTTCTGCGGTGAATAAACCTAGACGCGGCGGGCCAAAGAAGTTTGAGGTGCTTGCTGTTGAGGGTGACACGGTGAAGAAAATTAACTTTGGCGACCCGAAGATGTCCATCAAGAAGGATCAGCCGAAACGCAAGGCGTCCTACTGCGCACGCTCCGGCGGCATCAAGGGCAAGTCAAGCAAATTGAGCGCGAACTACTGGTCGCGCCGCGCGTGGGATTGTTGATATGGCGACCGCTGAAGAGTTAAGACGCCTACGCGAAGAGCAGAGCATCTTTTCTGCGCTGTACGATATGGCCCGACAGCAGCGCAGCGAGCTGGCTGCGGAAGGCCGCCGCCCCGTGTTTGGCGGGCTGCTGTCGAAGGAGCCAGTGTACGGCACCGACACGCTGCGGTATGAAGGCATTGGCAACATGCTTTCGGGGCTGCTTTCGCCCGCTGCCAAAGCCGTTGACGCGCCTATATCCGCATATCGCGGCACGATCCCGCAGGAAGACATGATAAGCGAAGCGCTTGGCGTTGGGGGCTTGGCTATGGCGGGCGGCGGCGTTGTTGGCGTTCCGCGTGGCGCTGTGGGCGCGAATGCCGCTGACTTGCGCAGGCAGGCCAATATAGATCGCTTTGGCTACGACCCGAATGAAACGCCGGAAGTTGACAAGTCATATCGCGGCGGCCACCAGCCGACCGGCCCGCAAGACGAAAACCCCGTGCGCCTTGATGATGTCACCATATCTACAACGGGCGAGCAAGCTGGCTATCCAAGCGACTTCTACAGCAGCCAAGGCCAGCGCCAATACGCGCAGGGGCCACGCTTTGCGGATGACGAGTTTGGCCTATCCAACCAGCAAAGCTATCGCGCTATACAAGCGGCACGCGGCAATCCTGACGCAGAGGTGACAATATACCGTGGGGTGCCAAACGAGGAAAGCATAACGTCGATTAATCATGGCGACTTTGTTACGCTTAGCCCAAAATATGCGGAGTTGCACGCGTCAAGCGGATACGGGCCACGCGGCGAAGATGCGGGCAAGGTAATATCGCAAAAGGTAAAAGTGAAAGACGTTTACTTTGCTGGCGATGATGTAAACGAGTTTGGCTATTTCCCCGACACCACCGCCGCCAACGCCTCCAAGTCTGCCGCCAACGCATCGCCTCTTGGTGGCCTTTTGGCGCAATCTGGTGTATCTGATAAGCAGGCTGAGCGCATAGAGGAATATTTGCGCAGAAGGGGATTGTTAGACTAATGGCTATTTCAACATACACAGAGTTAAAGACGTCAGTAGCCAATTGGCTAAACCGCGATGATCTGACGTCTGTCATTCCTGATTTGATTTCGCTGGCAGAGGCTGGTATGGATCGCAGCATACGCCATTGGCGCATGGAGAAGCGTGTCACCGCTACAGTCAACAGCCAATATACTGGTCTTGTCGGTGACTACTTAGAGGCTATTCGGTTTTCGATTGCAAACGGCGACCGCTTGGAATTGCTCAGCCAAGGCGAAATGCAGCAGCTTCGCACGGTAAATGACGATACATCTGGGAAGCCTAGATATTACGCGATCACTGATGGCCAGTTGGAGCTATACCCAACGCCTGATGGCACGTACACTGTCGAGATGGTGTATTACGCGCAGATCCCGCCGCTGAGCGACAGCACAACAGCAAACTGGGCCTTAACGCATCACCCAGACGTATATTTATATGGGTCATTGATCCACGCAGCGCCATACCTTGGCGACGACCAGCGTACAACTGTATGGGCGTCGTTGTATCAAAGCGCATTGGATGCTATAAACAAAGAAAGTTCTGATGCTAAATTTGGCGGCTCTGGTCGTCGTTTGAAGATAGCAGCCTACTAGGAGAATAAGAATGGCAACTATTTCTGATTATGTCTTAGACGCTGCTTTGTCCAAGCTGGACACTGAAGCTGATCGTATTGACATTACATCGCAAGAGGCAACGACATACGCGCAGGCGACAAGCACATATTCGCTTGGCAACTCTACGTCCTTGTCGTTTGGCGCTCCAGAAGATGGTGACACATCTGGGCGCAAGACCGTTGCGGCAGCGATTACTGACGGGTCTGTGACCGGCACAGGCACTGCAACGCATTTTGCGATTGTTGATGTGTCAGCGACACGTTTGCTTGCCACAGGGTCGCTTACGGCCTCTCAGGCGGTAACTAACGGCAACACATTTACGCTTGCATCATTTGACGTAGAAATTCCAGACCCAGCATAATAGGAGCGGCCAATGGTTGTACTCGCAAACCGCGTTAAGGTTGCTACAGCAACCACTGGGACAGGCACTATTACATTGGGCGCTGCTGAAGCGGGTTATCAGACTTTTGCCGGTGGCGGTGTGTCTAATGGAGATGTTGTAAGATACGTCATAGAAGATGGCACAAATAACTGGGAAATCGGCACAGGTACATATACAGCTTCTGGCACTACTCTTAGCCGTACTGTGACTGAAAGCAGCAATTCAGGATCAGCGTTAAATCTGTCTGGCTCTGCTGTTGTTATGGTTACGGCTGCTGGCGCGGATATTCAGCAGCCGCCATCTGAAGGCGCTTTTGCCAATGGCGATAAGACTAAGCTAGATGGAATAGAGGCTGGGGCTACGGCTGACCAGACTGCTGCGGAGATTAAGACCGCATATGAAAGCAACTCCGACACTAATGCGTTTACTGATGCTGAAAAGACTAAACTTACTGGAATTGAGGCTGGCGCAGATGTAACAGATGCGACTAACGTAACCGCCTCTGGCGCATTGATGGATAGTGAGCTTACAAGCGAGGCATCTGTTAAAGCGATAAATCAGGGGTTGGCAACAACTGACAGCCCAACATTTGCTGCTGCAACTGTGAATGGAAACATCACCGTCACTGGCACGGTGGATGGCCGTGACATTGCCACAAATATTCCATCATCCCTTGGTTCGGCTGGGCAAGTTCTTTCGGTAAACAGTGGAGCAAGCGCTGCTGAGTGGGCAGACGCAAGCAGCGGCGGTGGCGGTGAGGTTCAAGTGTGGTGCTATGTCACGATGTCTGGAAGCACCCCCACACTGCAAAATAGTAACAACGTGTCTAGCATTAGTGACTTGGGTACTGGCCAATTTAGATTAAACACGACTACACGCACCAGCGAATATTATGCAACATCTGCGAGTGCGTGGAGTGACGAATTTGCGCAAATTAGGCCATACTGGAGTGGCCCGACATATAGAATTGCTATTTATTGGGTTAATGATGCTGGATCAATAACTGACCCTAACTTTTCGTGGTCGGCAATGAGCGCAGGTGAAAACTAATGGAAAATACTGTTGTACTTTTTGAGCAAGATGATGGGTCAGTAGGGCTTTTAATACCAGCGGCTAATTGCGGTTTGACTTTAAATGAAATTATAAATCAGGATTTAGACAGCGGAACCCGATATAAAATTGTAGCACGAAGCGACATGCCCGCTAATAGAGAATTTCGGAACGCATGGGAAGTGGATTTTACAGATGCGGATAGCGTACCATGATAACTATTAACCAGTCAAAAAAGAACGATATTGCGTCAGAGCGAAACAGAGAAAAACGGTTAATTCTTTTGAGTGAAACTGATTTTCACGCTCTGTCAGATGTAACAATAAGCGATGCAATGACTGTATATCGCCAAGCGTTGAGAGATATTACATCACACGCAAATTGGCCCAACTTGTTAGATAATGATTGGCCGACGAAGCCATAAGGATTTAGTATATGCTTGGATTTAACGCATTAGCAGCAGCGCCACTAGCAGCAACTGCTGAAGGCGACATTGCAGTTAATGGAATTACTTCTGGTGTTCCTGTTGTCCAACAGGTTTCGCTGACACAGATACATGATCTGAGTGCAGCGCAAATAACAAGCGGAACGCCTGTGGTAAGCAGTACAACGCTTACGCATATCCACGCCCTTTCTGCAAATGATTTATCCACAACGCCAGTTATAGACAGCGTTGCGCTTGAGCAGCAGCAAGTTTTTGCGTCGATTGATTTAGTCACCGGCGCACCCGTTGTTGACGATGTAAGCGCAACAATAATTAGCGTCCTTGCCGCTAATGATATCGCAACAGCAGCGCCGGTTGTGGACAGCGTAACGGCGTCAATTGTTAGCAATTTAACGCCTGTCAGTATTTTTGTTTATCCGAAAGTAGAGGCTACTAGCATTAGCATAAGGCACTTGCTTTCGGCAACGAGCATTGACGCGGGCATACCAGAAATATCTGTAAGTTTCCAATGGGTGTTGCAGCCAGAAAATACAGATACTTGGACTTTGCAGTCGGAAGATGATACAAATTGGAGCAAAGCTGCTTAGAGGTTTATAATGGCTGATACAACAACAACGACATTTGGCTTGGTAAAGCCAGAAGTTGGCGCGAGTGCCAACACATGGGGCGGCAAGATCAATGGCAACTTAGATAGCATTGACAACCTGTTGAATGGCACAACTGCAATTTTGCCAAACCTTACACAAGGTTCTTGGAAGATTGGCGGCACGGCCATCACAGCAACGGCGGCGGAAGTCAATTATCTGGACATCACTACTCTTGGCACAACAGAAGCAAGCAAGGCTGTAACGGCTGATGCGAATGGTGTTGTGACGTTTGACAACGGCGTGATTGAAGAAGTTACTGCAATCACTTCATCATCAGGATCGGCCACGTTAAACATGCGCGATGGGTGTAGTTTCACGCATACGCTGACAGAAGATGTAACATATATTTTTAGCAATCCTGCTGGATCTGGGAAATCATCATCGTTTACTTTAGTTGTCACTCAAGACAGCACTGCGCGAACAATAACGTGGCCTAGTGCTGTAAAGTGGGAAGGCGGTGGTCAGCCAACTTTAAGCACTGCTTCAGGTTATGTAGACATTTTGGTGTTTTCTACTTTTGACGGTGGAACTAATTGGTATGGCTTCACTGCGGGTCTGGATATGAGATAAATGTTTGGCGCAAGAAAATTAATGTCAGCATCTGGTGGTTCCCCTAGTAGTGGCAGTGTGTCTTATCCTAATGCGGGATCTTATACATTCACTGTTCCAGCGGGCGTATTATTTCTGACTTCTGTGCAAGGTGCAGATGGATCTGATGGGGGGTCTGGCCCAAATGCAGGGTGGTATAGAAAATCAGGCACTCTTTCATCTGTTTTAGCACGAAGAACTGGCACAGTTTCTATTGCCAACGCTCTTGCCAGCCAATCTGGCACAATTCCAACTTCTGGGTATTCATCTTCAATAGTCGGCAACGCTAGTAATATAGAGGTTTCAGATGATGGTGGTTCTAGCTGGGGTACGTCAACTGGTCAAACTTATTTAAGCC